CGAAACGCCCAGAGTTTCAAGTGATTTCTTTGCGTTCTCATTCGCACCCATCAGATTGACGAGGATAGAGTTGAGTGCCGTTCCTGCTTCTCTTGCTTTCATACCACGATTTGCAAGAGTACCGAGAAGTGTCGCCGATTCCTCCATCGGCACATTAAGCTGTCTCAGAGTACCGCCGCAATTGATATACGCTTCAAGCAGCTGATTGAGCTGAGTATTCGAGCTGCTCTGCGCCGCTGTACAAATATCGAGGTAATGAGACAGATCCTGTGTCTGAACACCCATAGCGGACATACTGTCGGTTATCAGGTCAGAAGTCCGCTTCAAGTCTTCGCCGCCTGCCTCTGTCGCTCTGATTATCGGCATAAGCCCTTCAAGCATTTCCTCTGTATTCCAGCCCGCCAGTGCCATATAGCTAAGTGCATCAGCTGCATCGGTTGCAGTCTTGGAAGTAGTCGCACCTGCATTCTTTGCGGCTGCTTCAAGTTTCTCAAAATCCTCACCAACAGCCCCGCTGTATGCCTGCATTTTTGACATTGCCGCTTCAAAGGACGACCCGACCTGATACGCACTTTTACCAAGGCTTACAGCAGTTTCAGCGGCTTTATCGGCTAAACCTTTCATTAAGTTGACAACATCGCCAAGATCTGCCGCAACCTGATTATATGCAGACTGCACGCCCGACAACGCCAACGACAAATCAGCCGTTGACTGTATATTGTTCTGCTGTGCTGTTGTCAAGTCCGCAAGCTGTGCCTGATAACGGTTAAGTGCTGACTGCGTGTCCGTTATCTCCCTGCGGTATTGACTGTACTGTTCCGTGGTAATTCTACCATCATCCCGAGCTTGCTGTACACTCTGCTCCACGCTCTGCAATTCCTGCAATTTCCGTGTGGTATCTGCAATAGCTTTCCGCAGTTCTTCCTGCTTTGCTCTCTGCAAATCTGCCGTGTCAGTGCCTGTCTTTTCGGCTGACTGTATCGAGCGGTCAAGGGCTTTTATCTCTTTATCGGTGCTGCGGAGTTTGGTGTTAAGATCTGACAATGCGTTGGTAATTCCGGTAGTATCAGCACCAATTTTCGCCATATATCCGTACTTGTTGTTAGCCATTGTTCAGTATCCTTTCTATCTCACGACCGAGCTTTTCGGCGGCTCTGTCCTGTGCATCTGAAACGAAGTCGGGGTGTGTTCTGTTGCCGTCAATCTCACCCGCAGCTCTGCCCCATGTTTTGTGCATATGCTTAAAATTTACAAGGTGTGTCAGCTGAGGATATTTCTTGTTTCTGACAGCGTACACCTTACCGACATTCCGCAGAGTAACCTCAGACTTTACCCATCCTTTGTTAAAGTCTCCCGGCTGATGATTTGCCTGCCGTTTGCGTAAAGGATTGTAGTTTTCAATCTCCATCCGCACACCGCCGTTCCAGGGGTATTCACGCTGCGGACTTGCACTCTCAATTTCGGTAAACATTTCACCCTGCAATCTTTCAGCAGCAGTCTGAATTTTGCTGTCAGTCTCAGCACTCCAGCGGTTTATATCCCACATCATTTCATCAGCAAGCGACATATGAACACCACCTTTCGGGTATAACAAAAGCGTTCACCATAAGGCAAACGCTTTTCAATGTTTTTCAGTTGACTGTAAAATCCGATTCAAGTCCGAGTGTCAGAGGTCACAAGTGAAGGATATATGCTTTATTTTTCATCTATCACAACAACTGGGCGACATACACCCCTGTAAACATTAGTACCGGGAACACGCTCTAATGTTTTCAACCACTCATCGTGGGATATTTTTTTACCATCAGCATTGAAGTGAGGAGGCTCAGGACATCCTTTTGCTTCCCACTTCTTTTTATATTCGTTTACAGAACAACCAAGTATTGTACTTCTGTGATTGTGGTCATTGTAATCTTCTTCTGTTAAAATCCATCCGCAAATCTCACACATATCATTGAGATTTGCTATTGCGAATTTCTCACATACAGGACATTTTACAGCAATCATATTCATTTAAAATTTTGCTCACAAAAACTCAGTGCTTTCCTCGTAAGATTTGTTATCATAACCATTAAATCAGCGGTTTGGATATCAAGGTAGCCGCCGCTGCCCAATTCTCTGATATATGTGTCAAGGTCTTCAAAACCATAGTCATCTATGATTTTAAGAATATCCTCGGTACTCCCAAAATAGACAGATGCTTTATGAGTAAGTCCTTGTTCCTTTTTCTTTAAGTATTCAAAATAAAGTTTCTTCAACACGGTAATATGTTCTATCGGCATGTATACATTATCCGATATAGTATCACCGTTTTGGCAATTTGGTGTGTTCTTTTCAACAGTCCCTATAACTCTTTTGAGCTTTTCCTTGAAACAATCGCCTTTTGCAATATCGAAATCGTAAGAACAAGTTCTTACATCCTGAACATCAAAAGGGCTATCAAAATCAGAGCTGTGGCAAATCAGTATAACAGGCAAATCCTTTGCATATCTGTACCCGATTTCGAGGAACACATTGGGATTATTCCCTGTTATGTCGGCAATAACCAGTTCGTCTTCATCAAGATGTTTAAATATATCCTCAGAAATCTTCGTATTGTCATCTATGAGATCAGCTCTAACGAGGTCATACCCCAAATCACAGCACACCGGCTTAACAAGATAATTCATCAATTTGTCCGAACGCTGCCTGATACCCGATTCCTCTTCACCTATCGGACACACTAAAAAGCATCTCTTATCCATAAGCACTATCCTTTTCATTCTGAAAACCCAACAATTTCCGAAATCTTCTCAAGACATTCCACATCTGAAAGATGAACGGATTTGTTTTTTACAAAGTCAAATATTTCCGCTCTCTTGTTTTCGCACTGCCTGAAAATGCAGCAAACAGTGTCTGCAAATCCCTTATAAGCAGTGAACTTAAACGACAGATAAATTTTTATCAGATTTTCCATTTCAAAGCAGTCTTTCATTTAAGCCTCCGGTCTCTGCCTTCAATTATACCACGCTTTTCTCCATCTGTCAACCCTGTCTCCGCCATATCCCCCAGATTATCCAAATCCGCCGTAGCATTTGTATTCGGAGTGTAAACTTCTTTCGTAACAGGATTGAGAAGCACATCATTCAATCCGAGTTTGATGTAATTGAAGCCCAGCGGCGGCAGATCCTCCGCAGCACGAACCTCATCAAGCTGCATAAAGTTATTCTGTAAAGCGACTGCATACGCAGAATATCTGCTCTGCACATCTCCTCTTGTCAGTTCTCTTGTATCAAATGCAAAGTAGTATGTGCCTTTTTCCTTTTCGGTAAGTAAATCGCTGTCAAAAGCCGCTTCAAACGCATTCAGTACGGGCAGAACCGCATTCTTTACAGTGTCAGGCGACAATATACCATCAAGCGTGCCAAACAACGCCATTATTTCACTGTCATTTGTCTTTACATTTTCGTTCAGCTGCATTTCAACCGAGGTGCAGGACATCTCCTTAAAGTCAATATCACCATTGAGAAGCATAACACTTTCCGTCCTGCCGTCGTTGCTGTTCAAGCCCATCCAGTTCTGCTTTATGTTGTCAGCAACTTCCTTTTTCAGCGGTGAAATTGACTTGAAAAAGCCCTTTTTATTGCCGCCTTTGAGAACCTGATTTTTCTGAAATTTCAACAGCTGAAACATTGTGTTGATAATGAGAGGACTTTCCGAAATTATCCCGACCCCTTTACCATAGCCATTAGAATTTCGCAGCATTTTCAACATCTGATAGGGGAAAATCTCTTTTCCGTCAATCCTGTATGTAAACCTCTTATCGAGGTGATCGTAATCTTTTCGCAGAACCGTAACCGCTGTAGACGGCACATAAACGAGACGGCGTTCACCATCAATATAAGCGTATGCAGACCCTGTCAACAAATAATCCCTTACCCACATACGGTGCATATTGTCAGCCGTCATCGTGTCGCCTGTAGCTATATTTAAAAGCGTAAGCCGCTTATCTTCCTTAATTTCTTCAACACCATCGGAAACCCTCTTGTACAGCTTAACAGGAAGCTGTGCAACCGCTCCGGCTATCATATCAACACACCGGGCAACCGCAGGCACTTGAAGTGCAATGTCAACGGTCATTGTGTCAACATCGCCACGAAGCAGATTCGTAAGCAGTGCCGAAGTCTCAGTTTTTTTATCGAACAAACCCATAATATCACCACTCAGATATTACTAATCTTATGCATATCGTTATAGCACCGTTTCAGATGTTTCACGCCGTCCATACCGTTCATCATTTGAACCTTTGCGGCATCCGCCAGCAAAGCCCAGTACTCTATAATTTTTAAACTCTTCTGTTCTTCGAAAGTATAGCCGCTGTAACTGTAGACTAAACTTTCACCATAGAACAGTATCGGGAACGGGCATTTCTTTTTGTCTGCCTCGTCCTGCTCCTTTTTGCCGAAGATCATATGCTCCGGCACTTCCAGATAGTCCATATTGTCGGTTTTGTATTTGCTCAATCGGTCGAGAAATCCGCTGACGAACTCAGCCGCAGTGTGCTGTGTCAGCGGAATATCCTGACCGCTGTATTTTTTGATGATCTCGTTGACAAAAGGCACAGTGTACCGACCCGCCGCCATAATGTCAAAATCCTCTTTTGTGGGAGTGTCAAGTGCAAGCGTGACCGCAGGCAGACTTAACCGCATAACAAATTTCGGACAAATCAGATACACTGCACCATCACCTCAGTTACGCAGAATAGCTTACAATTACTCTGTAAGTTCTGCCGGTCATACTCGTTCCGCTGGTCGTAACAGTAACGACATTGTCGCCCTCACTCCAGGAAGCGGAGGAGCTGTAGGAGCTGCCGTTGACCTTGATAGTCGAAGAAACACCATCCTTGCCGGTTGCTGTGATAGTAGAAGTTGCTGTCGTAGCTGTGCCGGAGTAGAGTGTCTTGTCAGATGCGAATGACGGTGAAAGTGTCACACCGCTGATAGAGAGTGCTGACAAATCCGCATAAAC